GAGAAACACCTCATTATCCAAGTTTAAAAACAGAATCGTCTGGCTCAACAACTAAACCAAATCATCCACCGACCTATACTGGTGATAAGATGATTGGTGTTGGAACACTGCACAAATCGAATGGTGTTCCATTATTCAGACAAGAAGACCTGGAAGACCAGGCAAAGATGAGGCGATAATGCTTGACTTTCAGGCAAAATTGTGTTATACTTACCCTTCAAAATGAGAAATTTATATCTTGTTTTGATTTATTAACTAGGAAATTATATTATGAAAACAGTGAAACTTAAGCCTTTTCAGAAATTATTGACAATAATGATTTCAGGAAATGCAGTAACAAGAGACGAGATTGACACTCTTCTCGGTAAAGAAATCTATATGTATCGTATTTCTACATACATGTGGCATATCAAAACAAATGCTAATGGCATAATTCGTATTACTAAAGAAGGCCGTAAAGTGACTTCTTATCAATTAGTAAATGCTGATGAAGTAAAAGAATATATGCGAAGAACTGGTATATTAACATCAAATTTTACACCAGGTGATATGATAAAAAAACCTTCAATATCAAAACTAGATGATTTAGTTTCTGATATCAAAAAAGAGATGCTTGAGATTTCAGATGAAATTGATGCTGAAATAGCAGAACAAAAAGCAACAGCTTAATGAAGAAACTTTTATTACCATTGCTAATTGCATCTATGTTCGCTAATGCTGAGGAATATCTTGAGATTAAGGCATTAAAAAACTTAATTAAACAAGAAAATACAATTACGACTGCAGTAGGTGAATATAAATTTGGTCCTGATACATCAGAATCAGATGCTTGTACAATTGCTGAATCAATCGCTAAAGAGAATGCTATTCTTAAAGTTACTGGCGAATCATTAAGCACTTTTACAATCGAGAGTTGCAAAGAAGCAAAGTGCGATATTCAAAAAGATGTTATATCAGATTCGTCTGGTTACATCAAGTCTATAATTGAAAAGGATATTCAAACAAATAAAGCACTAGGTTATAATAAATGCACCGTAGTTATTCGTGCAGATGTAGGAACGATAGAAAATCCAATTAAATTCAAATTGGATAGTACTGAATTTTATTTTAATGAAGGCGATGAAATAGTTATTACTGGTTCATCCAATAAACAAGGGTTAGTTTTAGCTTTCTTGTTTACTGATGGCATATATCATTTAATCGATGGTAGCATGATTGCCACCTCACCAGGTAATTTTATGTTACCATCATCTAAAGACAATAGATTGATAGCATACTTACCACAAAATAAATTACAGTCTAAAGAACTTTTAACCGTATTGTTCATTGAGAATGATGATAGACAATATAACATCAAACACAAATACAATAAAGTAGAAATGGAAAATTTATTGAATACTGTACCGGTTCAAAAGCGAAAGGTGATTAATAATCATGTTTATATTATGAAAAGAGGAAATACAATATGAAGAACCAAAAAACTCTGATTGCGATGTTAATTGCATCAGCCTTAGCCACAGGTTGTGGTTCATTGAAATACTCAACAGGATTTGAAATAGACTCTAGCACACAACAAGCTGAAGCCGCTCCTGGTGTTGAAGTAGCTTATCCTGAATGGTATAATGAAGATTTAGAAGATGATGATGTGAATCTTTATGCAGTAGCTTCAGAATATTCTAAAGATATGCAATTTGCATTAGATAAGGCTTCATTGTCTGCTAAGCGTGAACTTGCTTCAAACTTCTCATCACACATTGATTCTATGTTAAAAGATTATGCAACAGAAGTTGGTGACCTTGACACAACTGTTATTCGTGAGATAGATAGAACTACCAAATTAGTTGTAGCACGAGTTAATCTAATTGGCGTTCAAAGAACTAATATGTCTATTGTTCACTCAGGTGAAGGCGGCTATCGTGCTTATGTTAAACTAAAGTATACACCAGATAGTGCAAATGCATTTATATTATCTGAAGTAAGAAAGAATGCCAAACTAATGACAAAGTTTAATGCTTCAAAGCGTTTTGCTGAATTAGAAGAAGGTGTTGCTTTGATTGAAGAACAAAAGATAGAAGAACTACAAATACTAAGTGGTGATTTGCCTCCATTAGTAGAATAAGCATGTATAATGGTTGCTTATGAACATATTTTATCTTCACAATGACCCAAGGCAATGTGCAGAAATGCACCTCGATAAACATTCTACAAAAATGTGTATTGAGTACGCTCAGTTGATGTCTACCGCCCATAGAGTTTTAGACGGCTCAATGTATCTTGGTAAAACGGCTAATAACCGTAATATCAAGAGATGGCGGATGGCTGATGAGCTAGAATTTAAATTGATGAAAGCTTCTCACATCAACCATCCAAGTAATGTTTGGGTGAGAGCTAATCAAAACAACTACAAGTGGCTGTTTTCGTTGTGGGAAAACCTGCTCAAGGAATACACATTTCGTTATGGAAGACAGCATGCTTGTAGCCGTCTATTAGTTGATTTAGTTTCGCCACCAAAAAATATAAGTGATGGCGAATTCTATCCACCTACACCGGCTATGCCAGATGACTGTAAAGTCCCTGGAAATGTATTAGAATCGTATCATAAATACTATATTAAAAACAAAAGGCATATTGCGACATGGACAAAAAGACCTGTTCCCTCGTGGTATGAAATGGATTATGGGATTTTACCAGTTTAAAGATTCAAATACAAATGAAGAATGGGAAGATATGATGTCTATAGCTTCCAAAGATGATTTTCTTAAATCAAATCCTCACATAAAACAAGTGCCAACTGGTTTTACTATTGTCACTGGAGTGGGAGATAACAGACAGAAAGGTCAATCTGATGGATTCAAAGAAGTGATGTCCAAGATTGGCGAAAAGTTTCCTAATAGTCCATTGGCTGATGAATATGTGCAGAAGAGCAATAAAGAAGTTAAGACTGCAGAGATACATAAAAAACATGTTGACATTGGCGTTAAAAAAGAATTGGCTAAAAGAGAAAAAGATAGAGATGCTGACAAAATGGCATCTACACTAAGTCATGATGTTGACACATTAAGCAGTCAGACTGTTGAACAACGAAAAGCTTATGGCAAAGAAGAATAGAATGACATTTGAATTTACTAAATTAAAAGAACTAGATTTTGACATGAACGCTGAAACTAAACCTGAAGGTCGTAGATATGTTACGCCAGAGGGTAATGCTTATCCGTCAGTCACAACAGTTCTATCTTCATTCAATAAAAAAGCAATACAAGAATGGAGAGACCGAGTTGGTGAAGATGTAGCTAATAAGATATCTAATCAAGCATCAAACCGTGGAACTCGGTTGCATACAATGTGTGAACAATATCTACTTAATGAATTAACACAAAAGAGAATGAGTTCTGCTTTTCCTGATGCTAAAGATTTGTTTTTCAAAATGAAACCAAAGCTTGATGACAATATCGGAAAAGTATATTCACTAGAACAAGCATTATATTCTGATGAATTAAAATTGGCAGGTCGTGTCGATTGTATTGCTGAATGGAACGGCCAGTTATCTGTTGTAGATTTTAAATCTGCAGCTAAAGAAAAGAAAGAAGATTGGATTGAGAATTACTTTATGCAATGTACCGCTTATGCTATGATGTTTGAAGAGCGTACAGGAATACCAATCAACCAAATCGTGGTGGCTATAGCAGTTACTAACGGAGACTCTCAAATCTTTGTAAAACAAAAAGATGATTATATGAGTAGTCTGAAACATTTTATTGATGAATATTATACTACATTATGAGGAAATAAGAAATGCCTATTATAAACGAAGAAATTCCAGCGGTCAAAGAATATATTGAACAGATACCAAAAAACTTAACTGAAGGCGAATTGTCTGATGTTTGGTTAGTAATTGCAATAGCAGTTGCTGTCTATTTTGGTAGTGGATTTGTTTCAATAATTTTAAAAATATGTTCTGCCATAGTTGTAGTATTAGGATTATATACCGTATCACAGGCTTATTTGGTCTGACGATGGCCGGTAAAAATGAAATAACAGGTGATAATCTGATTAGCAAAGTTAATACTAAAAGCTATGATGATGGTTGGGAAAGAATCTTTGGCAAGAAAGAAGATGAGAAAAAGTGTAAAAAGTGTGGGTTTATACAACAAAAACCCAATATAGTTCTTTGTGAGGCCTGTGGAAGTCTAGTTAAGTCATTTTAGACTACCTAGGGGTCATAAATAAAGAAACATTCGATTACAAAGGAGAATGTATGCGTAAAGTGATTTTTATTATTCCAACGCTTTTGGCAATATTAATAGTATTTTTAATATTCCAATTAAGTTCAAAAGCAATTCAAACTGAAGCTCTAGTAAGAGCCGACTTCAAACATAACATAACATTTGACCAATTAATACCTAAAGCACAGCAACAAGTAATGTGTTTAGCTGAAAATATATTTTACGAATCAGCACATGAGCCATTGGATGGCCAAGTTGCTGTGGCTTTCGTTACTCTAAACCGAGTGAAGAGTAAAAGTTATCCAAATAATATTTGTAGTGTGGTCAAACAAAAGAATCCTAGAGGTTGCCAATTCTCATGGTATTGTGAAGGCAAAGAACCTATGGAGTGGTTGACAAGACATAACAAAACCATGTATAATACCATTATCAAATTAGCTATAAATGTTTATGCTAATCATGATAGTTTAAAAGACCCTTCAAAAGGTTCGTTATTCTACCATGCAAACTATGTGAAGCCACTATGGCGTAAAGATATGAATAAAGTTGCAGTAATTGGCAAACACATATTCTATAGGAAGTAAATTATGAATCAATCATCAGTTTTATATATTGTAACAGTTGTATGTTTTACCATTATTCTTCTTTCGGTTGTAGGTGCTTATAACTACTATGTAACACAAGACAGAATATTAATGTCTAAAAATATAGATGATGCAATATCAAAAGGAATTGACCCACTATCAGTCAGATGTGCTTATGCATCAGAGATTGATGCTGTATGTGTATCATATGCTTATTCACGAAACACTAACTCAAAAGCGAAAAAATAATTATGGCAACAAAAGATGAGATGGCGAAGTTCGCTAAAGAGATACATGATTTAGTTTCAAAAACAGATTACAATTACATTGAAGCTATAGCAGCTTATTGTAAAGAAACAGGATTAGAAATAGAAGTAGCGGCAACACTATGTAATGCTAACCTCAAATCACGAATAGAGTGTGATGCATTGGACAACAATATGTTAAAAGAAAAGTCTAGTAGATTTAGTCGTTTACCTATATGAGTTCCCCATTGTTATCTCATAAAAATAACAAACCAAAACTATAATAATAGGAGAAACTACTATGCCTTTAAACTTAGACTTTAATTTAATATTAAATGTAGCAGTTGCAGTTGTAGCAGTGGATTGGCTCGGTAAATTAACCGGCTGGTGGTAAATACTTAATTAAGTAATTACAATTTATTATAGAGTTGGGAGAGCTCTTTAAAACTCCCACCCTAATTATATGACCGGTTACGATACATACATCTTATTTAATGCTTTAAAATTACACTTCACCACTGAGAAGTTTGACTTCTTTAAATATAATGGTAAGGTAAGAACCACAACTGAACAATTTGAGAATAGAAAAGACAAATATCACTTCTACAAACTTTCCAGAAAACACGAAAACCGAGATGACATGATACAATACATTGTCCATAACTTTGTTGAAAAAGACAATGTTTGGGTCGGTGACTTGTTGACTGAAGAATCTAACCAACGATATCAAAAACACAAAAAGATTTTACAATCGCTTTCATATACTTTCGAGAGTGATTGTAAAAAGTTATTTGGAGATGTAATTAATCCGAATGACTTGATTAAGGTAACAGATGAATATCCCAAACTTTTGACTATGGCTTTACAGCGTGATATTGAGATTGAAACCTTTTGCCTATTGAACTCTATTCTAAACTTTCTACCAATGTGGAGTGAGAAAATTCAAGACACAATATATTGGCCTGAGTTTAGAAAAAAAGTTCTAAAGTTTACCGCATTTCTACCAAGAGATGTAGTAAAATATAGACTTATTCTTAATAAAACCATTGGGAATAAGTAGCATAAATAACTTATACATTATGATTTACAGTGGATAATAGTTATACAATAAACGAAGTAACATACAACTTATACAAGGAAAATACGATATGTCAAGTTTTGCAAATTTAAAACGAAATCGCTCTAGCTTAGATAAACTAACTAAAGCAATAACAGCAACAACCGCCTCAACTGATTCAAACTCCCGAGAAGACACACGATTCTGGACTCCAGATGTAGACAAAGCTGGTAACGGAATGGCCGTTATTAGATTTTTACCTGCACCATCGGTCGATGGCGAAGACGGACTACCATGGGTTAGATATTTCTCACATGGATTTCAAGGAACTGGAGGTTGGTATATTGAGAACTCATTAACGACTCTTAATCAAAAAGACCCTGTTTCTGAATACAATTCAACATTATGGAATTCTGGTATTGAAGCAAACAAAGAAATTGCTCGTAAACAAAAAAGGCGCCTACATTATGTCGCTAATATTATGGTAGTTTCAGACCCAAGCAGACCAGAGAATGAAGGTCAAATACGCCTTTATAAATTTGGTAAGAAAATCTTTGATAAAATTACTGAAGCAATGAATCCTGAATTTGCAGATGAAGTGGCTGTTAATCCATTTGATTTGTGGGAAGGTGCCAACTTCAAATTAAAGATTCGTAATGTAGAAGGTTATCGTAACTATGATAAATCTGAATTTGGTGATAAAGTAGCTTTAATGGAAGGCAACGATGAAAAACTTGAAGCTGTATGGCAACAAGAATATTCATTGAAAGAATTCTTAGATGCTAAAAACTTTAAATCTTATGATGAACTTAAAACAAGATTAGATAAGGTTTTAGGTTTTCAAGGCGAAGCTGCACCAAGAACTATAGCAGAAGAAGTGATGGCTGATACAATAGCACCAGCGCCATCAGATGTAGAAGTTTCATCTGCTCTAAATCAAGTAGATACAGCAATTGCATCTTCTGGTACTGATGATGATTTAGATTACTTTAAGAACTTAGCAGAACAAGGATAATTCCTGTTTTGGTTATATTGAGACCCGCTTCGGCGGGTTTCTTTTTGCCTAGAGTTCTAAAGTTTTAAGGAAGATTTGACCTTTCGTATCTGAAGCTTTAATTGTCATTGTTCCAGACTGTTCAGAAGAAAAGTTAAATTTTAGATATGGGTCTTGACTTACACTAATACCATTTTCAACAACTAACACTATTTCACCATTAAAATTGTAACGAACTTGTTTAACAATCCATTCTGGTACATACCAACCATTAATTGAATCTTTTTGTAAACCAGTAAACATAGGATGTTTGATACGAGTTGTTAGATAATCATTTTTAGATTTAGTTAGAATCTTACCTAAATCTTTAGTCATCTCAGGGTCTTGACTATTCATATAACCACTACAACCACCTGATGCTCTTATAGCAACATTATTCATGTATAATTTACCATTAGTATCTTCAGCAACAACATGAACAAAAGAATCTGTCTCCATTCTAATGCGAGTTGATAGGTCTAAGTTTTGTGTTTGATTTGTAAGGTGATATGTAGCTGCATGTTGAATAGGATTTCCATCGATGATTAGGAATATCTTTTGTATTTCAATATTGGGAGTTTTTGTTAATTTTATGTTGATTGGAACTTGAGCGCCACTAGATGCTCTTTTTGGACCATCAATCTTAAGAAAGTCTACTTCAGTGATAACCCTATCTTCAAACATTCTCTCTTTAACATAAGGCCATAAATCAGGATTAGCATCGGCTCTTGCAATTAACCCGATACTTAATAATACTAAAAAAAGTAATATCTTTTTAATAATCATAGGTTTATTTAGTATATCATAGCGTGGGGCCAATAGAGGCAATTATGATATTCGGTTTACTACTTGTCCTGAGTCTTTTTGTTTAGCTGCAGCTACTATATTATTAACAGTAGTATTATTATTCACCGTTTCACTGTTTACAACAC